ACTTTCGGTAAATATTTTTTCTAGGAAATTTCTAGCATCATCTACAGTGGCAATATATCCCATTCTTCTACTCATTTTTGGTTGACTAAAAGGGTCTCTTTGAGAATCTCTTAGGAAGTTTTGATACATATGAATCATTTCAGGGTCGGATGATTCTGACATAGTAATAACATGATCTAAATTTATAATAAACATATCATCTTTTGTAGTCTTTAACCAAGGTTCTACTTTATATCCTACTAAGTTTCCTCTTGATTTAATTTCATTAATCGTAATTGGATGATGAACAATCAACATTACTCGATTTTCCTCATCGGACGCAGCGACCTTTGCGAATATTTCTTCGCCTGATTTAAGTTTTAATGTTGCATAGAAATCGTCTTCGATTGACATAATTTTATTTTCCCTTTAACTGTATTGTGATTATTTCATAATTAAAATTTTCTTCGTTGTAGATTTTAATTCTTTCGATGAAATGATTTAAAGTGTAATTTCTACGAGAGTTATGGGTACAATCATCAGCAATATCATATAGAATTGCTTTTACTTTGTTTGTACTTTTTCGTAAAACCCTCCCGATGGACTGGAGATTTCGGATTCGAGATTTGGAAGGCGAAGCAAACACAACATTGTGAAGACTCCTAATATTAATACCAGTCGAGAAAGTACCATAAGAAGCAACGATAATTGCGTTATTTTCAGTCTCAGTGATTTCTCTAACTAGTTCTCTTTCTTCAGCGTCTACACCTCCGTGAATAAAGAATACTTTTCTATCACTATCCTTATTTGTATTTATCTTTTCGTAAAGCACTGCACCATGTGCTTCTACTCGTGAAAACAGAACAAGAGTGTTTCCTTTTAAGTCTAAAGTAAGATTAGTTATAAATTTAGTTCTTTGTTCATGCTCAATAAGATATTGTATTTCATCCTGATAAGTATCAAATTTTTGTGGGGGATGTTTAAGAACAAGACATTGGATATCTAATTGAGAAAGATGACCTTGCTTCATCAATTCATCTGTTCGTGTCACTTTATAAGCTGGACCAAACAATCCTTCTAATACCCACTTATGAGTTTGAGTTCCATCCAATGTTCCTGTAAATCCAAATCTATATTTTGCATGGTGCAATTTTGTCATTATAGATACTAAGGACTTACTCTTAAAAAGATGTGCTTCATCACCGATGATTACATTATAGTCCTCAAAGAATGATCTTTCTAACTTATAGACAGATTGCCAAGTCGTAATAGTAACAGGATATTCATTAGTTTTTTCTTTTCCAGAATATATACGGTGGCAAAATGACTCAGCATCCCAACCATAATCCTGAAAATCTTTGTACATCTGCTCTACGAGAGATGTCGTGGGAACAATTAAAAGAATTTTTTCGCCTTTATCAATATAATATCTTACTAAGGAGTAAATCATCAACGATTTACCAGATGCAGTGGGACTTATCAATAGTTTTCTATTATGTCTTAAAGCATCGTATACTCCCTGTATTTGATATTTTCGAGGGGGATGACAGCATATGGACTTCATATAATCCTTAACACCAGCATATGATATCCCTTCATTTATCTCAAATGGAGTTCCATAATATTGGTTGTCAACAAATTTATATTGATAATCTCTTCTCTTACAGAAAGCAATAATTCTATCTAATAATCCAACATATATCTGCTTCTTTCTTAAATCGAATAAGTGTATTTCTCCATTCCAATGCTTATTCCTATATTGAGGCATAAATTTTGCACCTTCAACCTCAAAGGTAAAGTGATCCCTCAATTCATAATATACATGTGGTTCTGCTTCTATCTTAAGAAAAACCTCATTTGATTTTTGTATTACTAGATCACTCAATAACCCATACCTCCTATATGGGTATTTAGAGAGTTATGTCAAGCTTGAGTTCTGCACCAAATATTTCCTGCTATAGAGATGCGTGGTTCTTCAGTTTCATAAAAAGGATATACCATATGTCTTAATTTTGCTGGAAAGAATACCATATATCCTTCATAAGAAGGATCTAAACGATAAGCAGTATTAACAACTTTCCCATACATATCTAAATGCTGAAACTCAAAGCATCCTACTTTCTTATCTTCTTCTCTTATTCCATCTAAAAATGGTAACTTATTCTGTTCTTTACAATCATAAGGAATCTTCATCCAAATAGCAAATGAAAACAATCCCGAATGATCATGACATGGGTTAACTTCATGTTGATTTTGATAATTTACCCAAAATTGATGAAGATAAAATTCTAAATTTTCTGCACAAGGAACTTCTGAAAATTTTCCATTACTACTTATCCATTGGTTGGATAAAGGAAGTAAAACATTTTTAAAGAAGTAATCTTCATCATCCTCAAGAGAATAACTTTTAGATATATTTCCTGCTAAATTTGATTTCATATCATCTTTGGTTGATTTATCAATCATCTTCCAAAGAAAATCCATTACCTCTTTATCTAAATTAACATATAACCATCCCAATTGATTGATTGGGATTGGTTTAAATTTAAATGTCATTATCCTCTTCCCCCTCGATAACCAATGTAATCTAAATTAAAACTTGTTCTATCATATACTCCATTTAGGAAATCATTTTTTGTTTTCTCAAGATGACAATCACCACACCGTAATTCGCATTTTTCTAATTCATTAAGCATTCTTTCACTAAGAACACATGATATATTAAAAGATTTTTTTGAAGGATCTATATGATCGAATTGAAGATTTTTTGTTGTTCCACAATCTACACACTTACCCCCTAACATTTCAATCATAGTTGCTTTACGTTTTAATCTACTTTCTTTTGCAATTTTATTGAGATGATCTCTATTCTCATCTCTCCATTTTTGTATATGTTCTTTATTAATTTGATAGAGTTCCAATCTTCTCTTCCTTAATCTTGCATAATTATCACTAATATATTTCTGTTCTTTAACTTTTCTGCAAGACTTACATTCTTTTCTACGATATATTTTATCTGGATTTCTTTTTGATTTCTCAGTAAGTTTGTCAAAGTCCTCCTCTGATTTTATTTCACCACAGATAGAACATTGATTGGGTTTTAGGTGAGCATACTTTTGCATTTGACCATTCCATTCTTCCCTTGGTTTTGGAATAGTAACCCATTTACCATTTTGTTTTATTCTTTTACACCCTCTTTTATCAATATGAATAGTCCCTTCTGAATGAGCCCTAATATTCTTTAATGCCCATTTATCTTTAGGCACTCCTTTACGTATTCTACTTTTTAAAGTGTCATATTCTACATTTAAAAATAAAGATAATGATTTTATAGTGTCAAATTCTTTACCTTCATAAATTATTTTCATAATTAATCCAATCTCAAATTAAATGTCATAGAGTTCCAAATCCTTTTTTACTTTTCTTAGGTTTTGGTTTATTTTGTGATTGGTTTGCTAATCCATAATTACCTTGACCATCATATTCAGTCCTATTTGCTTCCATTGTTTTGAGATATTCATCTTTGTCACCTAGTTGCTGTGGATCTAATGAATTACCTTTTGTACCTAATCCAGTGGTATCATACCAAAGATTTCCTGCAATAGATATTCTTGCTTCATCAGTTCCATAGAAAGGATGAACAGAGTGCATTAATGCAGCAGGGAAGAAGCACATACAATTCTCAAACTCCTTACCTAATTGATATGACATACTTCTAATACCACCAAGTGAATCGGTATATTGAAACTCAAATGTTCCTGCTTTTCTATTCTCCTTTTTAATATCTTGGAACTGTGGTAACTTACATTGGTCTTCCCATTCTGTTGGAATCTTCATCCAAATAGCAAAGGAATATACCCCACCATGAAAATGGAAAGGATTAAAATCTGTTTGATATTGATAGTTTACCCAAAACTCTGTAAGGAGTAATGGAGTTGTTGCAGGATTAGTCTGTACAAAACTCCTAACTGGGTCTGCTCCATTATTACTTTGACGAAACGAATTCACTAAGGGAAGACAACATTCTTTATAAAACAAATCATTATCATCATCAAGTCCAAAACTTGCGGTGAGATTTCCTGCTAACCGATGTTTATATTCTTCTTTAGTATTTTCTGCTTTACGTATCATCTTCCATAAATGATCCACCATATCATCACCCAATCGTGCAAATACAAACCCCTGTGTAGGAGGAGTCATATTTCTTATCTCTTTAAAATATGGATTTGTAGTATTACTTTTTATGTTTAGTTTTGCCATTAACCCAACCCCGAATTAAATCTCATAAACTCAATAGCATTTTTTATCTGAAAGGTTCTATTCTGAATAACCTTTAAGATGCTTTCGATATACACTAACATTGTATCATAATAATCTATTTTTAGCGAGCTAGTGGACAGTTTATCATCTGCATCCAAATACTTTTGCATAGTATCTTTATCCCTTATCTTTTTTGGAAAAGGGTTTTCTATATAGACATCAGGATCTGCTTTACCTGAAAAGTATTCGTACCTTTCATGGCGTATATTCTTTCTTTGTTGCTCTGCCTTCTTTCTTAATAAGAAGATAGTATTATATATTTCAAAGTATTTTGCATGAAGAGATGGTATATTCAATGATTCTGTATGTAGATTGTCTGGATCTATTTTAGAATCCTTTTCCCACATCTCTTGAAGTTTCTCAAGAGTGATACTCATATTATGTTAGGTTTTTATTTTCTAAATCTGTGATTCTGTATATAGTATACTTGAAAGATACGTCTGCTGTAAAGTACTCAATATCCGTATCAGTAGCATCAAAAACAACTGTTGATAAACTATATGGAAAACAATCACTGAATACTACTTGGAATTGTGGTACTAAATTATTACTTAAAATCTGTAAAGTAGCGTCAGAATATATGTCATCTCCTGACTGACCAAACTTTGTTTCTACTCCTAATATTGATTGTTTTTCTAAATTCTCAAATTCAGATATCTTTTCAGGATAACCCAATCCACGAATCCAATTTTGAATCTCCATATAATTCATCAAATCTTCATCAACAAGAAATCTTAAATTAAGATCTCCAAACTGGATTTTATCACCAGGAACATCAATATTTTTTAAGTAAGTTGGTTGCTCTGCTATTCCAAGATCTAATGATGGAATATTTGCTTGGTTGCAAAAGAAAGCAACACCAGGACTCCTCTTCAGGCCAAATTTAAACCCTGTAGGTGATAGAAAATTTCTATTCTCTATTGGTACTCCTGGTCTTTCTGCAGGAGGCTTTCTACTTGCAATTGCCATTATATTATTCTGCTACTACAGTTGCACCAACGAATCCACCATTCCTACCATCAGTATTGACGATTCTGGCATCAGCAGTTGCCTTACTGGAATACACTTTTCTATTTGCATAGGTTTGATCCCATTGTAATCCACCAGCATAATATACATCACCTATGCCAGCGTTATGGGGAATACCAAGTTTCTTAATATGCCAAGCCATTTTTTTAAGATAGTTTTTAAGTATTTAGCCAAAAAAAAGACCCTCCCGAAGGAGAGTCTTTGTGAAGAAATATAAGCGTCTCGCTTACATTAGGTTCTTAACACTTACACGTCTGTAGTAGCGGTTAGCGTTAGTAGTAAGAGCACCAGCTCCAACTGTAGTACCTTCAGCAAATGGGTTAGCAACGATGCCGTAGCGAGTCTTAAACCCGATTTTTGGCTGGAAGGAGTTCTCACCCACAGCACGAACCATCTGTAGTGGAACGTAAGGGCAATAGAACAGTCCAGCGTCATAAGGTGAAGAACCCTTATAACCAGCGACATAGTACTGATTACCACCTGTAGCGTTAGCAGCAGTTAGGTTAGCAGCATATGGGTCGATGTATACTTTGTACTTACCTTGTAGAGTACCAGCAAATGTGTTACCAGTATCATCAACATTAAGGTTAGCATTAAGAGCAGGAGTGTAGTCAAGTACACCAGCCATTGTTAGTGCAGAAGCAACGTCAGCAGAACAAAGGATGATGTTACCCTTTCCACGACGAGTTCTTTGTGCGATAGCGTTGGCATCTCTTTCGATCTGGAATAGAAGTCCTTTGAACTTCTCAACAGACCAACGACCATTACTGTCGATGTCTAAGTCGAACTGTCCAGCAGTTGCAACGTTAGAAATAGCACCCTGTTCAGCAGTCTTGTAGATAGTTCTAATAACTTCTCTGTTGATTTCCGCAAGGATCTCAGTAGAAAGGATATTAGCAAGTTCTGCTTCAGCGTTTAAGCCGTGGATTGCCTTAAGGTCTTGAGCTAGCTCTAGTGAGTACTCTGCCTTTAACGCACGAGATTTCGCAGTAACTGTTACTTTCTCGATGCTGAATGCCATCTGGTTGAAGGCAGTGTTGCCTGTACCATCTAGTTTTTCAGCATTATCTGTACGCATACCTTGACCTACATCGTATGCAGTCTCAGTAGCAGTAGCAGTTGGGTTCAATACAGCAGGGTTAGAACCACTCTGTGCTGTAGTACCCATACCAACAGAAGCTGAAGTCCAGCCCTGTGTTAGGTCGAAGTTTGCGTCCTGACCAGAGAAAGCGGAATCCACTTCATTGTAGAAGGTCTCCGTTCCTGTCATAGTCTTATAACGTGAACGCATTGCGAAGATTAGTCCAGTAGGACCACTCATTGGTTGAACGCCAGCAAGATCATATGCGATCAAGTTTGGCATTGCACGTCTAATCAAAGAGATTAGAACGGGGTCGAAACCAGCAACTGGAGATGATGCTGAACCACCGAAACCAGCATTAGCACCAGAATTGGTGTTAACAGTTGGTTGCTCAGTCAGCATTGTAGTGCCGCTTTCAAATGCTTGTTGTTCTCTAAGGAACTTTTCTTGGTTTTCTAACAGGACTGCGGTTACCGCACGACGATGTGAATCTTGAATTTTTGATGATCCTTCATGGTCGAGAAGTGGTGCCCACTTTTCCTGCAGTGCTTCAGATTGAAACATTGCTTTTTTACCTATAAAG